ACTGTGAACGAAATGGAGCAATACTTCGAGACACTGATTGAAGCAATCATTAAGAACGCCAATGAGTGTGAGGTCATGTATGCGCCAGGTAACCACGATCCGTCAGTTGGATATATGTTTGCGCGTCTATTGAAACGTGCTTACAGTAACCAAGCTAATATCACATGGGATATATCGTTGAAGCATTACAAAGGCGCAATGCTCGGCCATAACTTCATTGGTGCCACTCACGGAGACAAGGGCAAGAACAACTACCTTGCAAAATACCTAGACGAGTTTGGTTTCATGTTAGGCACAGCGCAGAATCGCGAGCTGTTTACGGGACATCTACATTCAGAGATGAGCAAAGACCTAGGCGGATTCGTTCAGCGTCAAGTATCAACGCGCAAGCCAACCGATCAGTGGACTGATGATATTGGCGTGGTTGCTCACAAAACGTTTGAGCTGGTCGAATACAGCAATCATGATACCCGTGCCATTTACTATGTGTGAGGTGATTTCATGGCTCAAATGGTGATGACCAAGTTCGGATACATGTCGAAGGCTGAGGCCTCAATCATCGGGAAACTCGCAAAAGAGGAAGCTCAGAAGAAAGCTAAGGAAGACAAGAAAAAGCGCGGGAGGTGTGGTGATATGTAATGCGACTGACAGCAAAACAGAAGAAGTTCGTTGATTCTTATATTGCTGATAGCAATGCTACCAAGGCGGCACTAGAAGCAGGATACAGCAAAAGAACGGCTAGATTTGTTGGCGCAGAAAACCTAACAAAACCTAACATTAAAGCTGCCATCGATGAACGCATGAAACACATCGAGTCTGACAAGATTGCCAAGGCTGCTGAGGTGCTTCAATACTTCACCACAGTGCTTCGTGGAGAGGCAAAAGAGACAATTATAGTTAGCACTCCAGACGGTGCAGATGCTGTTGAAAACGAGCCAAGCATCAAAGACCGCATGGCAGCAGGACGCGAATTGTTAAAGCGTTACCCTGGTAATGATGAGCTGCTCAATGCTCAGCTAACGAAGATTATTGCTGATATTGAGAAAACTAAGGCTGACGTTCGCAAGTCTGAAGCTGAGGCTGACATCATGGAAGCTAAGGCTAAACGTGAGACGAGCGAAGGCAGTAGCAACATCACAATCAACATTAAGCCAATTCAGCAAGACGGAGGCGATGACAATGCAGATTAACATTGATCTAAATTCAATCGTCCCCAAAGCTTACGCACCGCTTTACAATGACAGAACACGCTACCTGACGTACAAAGGCAGTCGTGGATCACGCAAGTCGTTTTCTGTTGCTGAAGACGTGATTATGCAGATCATCTTGCACCCTTACGTCAACTGGATCGTGCTTCGCCAATACGCATATACGAACAAGGATTCGACATATTCAACTATCCAGCAAGCAGCATTCAGGTTGGGCGTTTACGACCTGTTCAAGTTCACATTGTCACCACTAGAAATCACCTTTAAGCCAACCGGCCAGAAGGTGTTTTTTCGTGGCATGGACAAACCATTGGCCGTTACTTCATTGCAACCAACTACCGGCGTGCTAGCTCGTGCATGGTGGGAGGAAGCCTATGAGTTGAAATCGCTAGACGCATTCAAGACAGTTGAAGAAACCATGCGTGGTGAGATAAACGATCCTGATGGCTATTACCAGTCGATCATCACATTCAACCCGTGGAGCGATCAGCATTGGCTTAAGCGTGAGTTTTTTGATGAAGACACAAAGAACCCACGATCGAAGTCGTTCACGACCACATACAAGGACAACCCGTATCTGGACGATGACTATATCGCAAGCCTTAAGGACATGATTAAGCGCAACCCTAACCGTGCTCGTGTTGCCGTATACGGTGACTGGGGCATTGCAGAAGGTCTTGTGTTTGATGGACTGTTCGAGCAACGTGATTTCAACTACGACGACATAGCCGCACTACCAAAAGCGGTTGGCCTCGACTTCGGGTTCAAACATGACCCGACAGCAGGCGAGTTTATGGCAATCGATCAGCAGAACAGAGTCGTGTATATCTACGACGAGTTCTACCAACAGGGAATGTTGACACAACAGATCGCCGAGGCTATCGGACAACACAAAGGCTACGGCTTGCAGATAACGGCTGATAGCGCCGAGCAAAGACTCATATCAGAGCTGTCCGGTGTATATGGTGTGCCGAACATCATAGGCGCTGGCAAGGGCAAAGACAGCGTCTCACAAGGCATTCAATACATGCAGTCTTACCATTTTGTGGTTCATCCGCGTGTTAAAGGACTGCTGGAAGAATTTAACACGTACGTTTATTCAAAGGACAAGTTTGACAACTGGACGAACACGCCAGTCGATGCCAATAACCATGCAATTGATGCATTACGGTATGCGATGGAGCCGTTCATGTTCAGAACTGCCGGCCATTATATGAGCAACCAAGAACGCATTCAGACAATCAAAAATCTAGGATTGGGGTGACATGATGGATCCATTTGAAGAATCAAACTTACTGTATCAAGAAGACATTACGAACCTCACTCCGGATCGGATCATGAAGTTCATTTTTCATCATCACGAATATCAGCTTCCGCGGCTTAAAAAGCTTGACCGGTATTACAAAGGCCAGAACGAAGGCATTCTACAGCCACAGTCTCGACGTATTGAAACTGGCAAGTCAGATCATCGAGCCGTTCATTCATTTGGCAAGTACATTGCTGATTTCCAGACTGCCTATTCAGTCGGTAATCCGGTTAATGTGAAGCTTGACAAAGATGATAAGCGACTCGACCAAATCACACGAGTGAACGACTTGGACGCGCTCAACTATGATCTGTTCCTCGATATGACGCGATATGGGCGTGCTTACGAGTATGTTTACTACGGTAGTGACTCAATCGAGCATTGCGTTCGTCTTGATCCGCTTGACACGTTCGTCATCTACTCGCTTGATGTTGATCCGCAGCCAATCATGGCTGTTCGGTACCATTCAGTTGAATTGGTTGATGATAACAACAAGACGATCATCAACATCATCCCCGAAACGTGGACAGCAACGGAGCATGACGTTTACAAGCCAACTACCGTTGGTGGAGCAATGTACTTGGATCACAGTGAAATCATTCGTGTGTTCCCCGTTGTCGAGTATGACAACAACCGGTTCCGAACCGGTGACTTTGAGCATGTGATCTCACTGATTGACCTTTACGATTCGGCACAGTCTGACACGGCCAATTACATGACAGACCTCAACGACGCGCTGCTGGTAATTAGTGGTGATATTGATGCCTTATTCAACGGCAGTACGCTTCTAAGCGGTGTTGACCCCAACGATCCCGAGGCAATGAAGACGCTCGCTAAGGACAAACTAGATCTGATTAAGGAACAGAAAGACGCCAACATGCTACTGCTCAAGTCTCGAATGACAGCAACCGGTCAGCAGACGAGTGTTGACGCAAAGTATATCAATAAGGCGTATGACGTCAGCGGGACCGAAGCGTACAAGAAGCGTGTTGCTGAAGATATTCACAAGTTTAGCCATACACCAGACCTGACTGACAGCAACTTTGCGGCCAATGTTTCTGGCGTTGCGATGAAATACAAATTGCTTGGCACTGTAGAGTTGGCAGCAATCAAGCGGAGAATGTTTGAGAAATCATTATATCAACGCTATTCAATCATCTATGCATTGGATCAAAGCGTTTCAGGTGGTATGAAGACAGACCCTAATACGATTCAATTCACATTCCGTGACAACCTGCCGACCGATGACATCACACAAATTCAGGCGCTTGTCGCTGCTGGTGCAGTGCTGCCGCAAGAATATCTCTACAGATTTGCACCAGGCATTACTGATCCACAAGAGGTTACTGACATGCTTCAAGACCAACGGCCTGATGATGGATATAGTGATGATCTTACCGGAGACTCAAAGCCGGTTACACAGGCAGATGATGCCACTGATAAAGGCCAAAATGGCGTTCGACAAGTTGCAGGCGGAGATGGCCAAGACGACAAGACTGTTCAGCAAGTTAGTCTTAATGGATCACAGATTACATCAATGATTCAAATCGTGCAGAACGTTGCATCTGGGACGCTACCACGTGACTCTGCTGTTGAGATGTTAACCGCAGCATTTCCATTTGATGAGGCAAAGGCAGATTCTATTTTGAGCGATGCTGGCAATGGTTTCACTATTGACGGAGGCGATGATGGCGGTGAAAACACCAAAGGAACGGATCAAGGCGTTCGCGGACAAGCAGGACAAGAAGCACCGACAGATAGCAAGTGATGTTGCCAAATACACAGCGGCATTCATGGCATTCTGGTATGCATTCAATGAGAAACACGAAGACTACACACACGCTGACGATTCGCGTTACTACGATCCAGAACTGAAAGAGCGAGTTGACAGAGACGCACAAGAGGCCGGAGTTAAACAGAAATCAGTTGCTAATAACGATGAGCTGCTGTCATATGCGGCCTATGTATACTCAACTGCCGTGGCCATTAAAGTCGCTGATTATATCGGTACCACTCTTGGAGATTTGTCAAAGCAGACAGCCAAGTTGGGGTCATCAATTTACGGAAAGCATATCAAAGCTGATTTATCAGTGATCAACAAAATGTTTGACGGTGCCACGTGGAGTGACCGCATATGGTCAAATCAAGACGCCTTGCGCAGTGATCTCAAAAAGATGATGAAGAATGCACTGCTGACGCACAGCAATCCGATTACACAAAGCCCTGCACTTCGCGATAAGTTTGGTGTCATGAAGTATCAGTCAGACCGTATCATTCGAACCGAGAGCGATCGCGTCATGGCACACCAAAGTATTGTGAACGCTCACGAGGCCGGATACAAAAAGGTTATTTGGGTCATCAACTCAGGCGCGTGTGACATATGCAAGCAACACAGCGGAGAAGTATACACGATGAAGCAAGCTGAGGGTATGATACCTGCTCACCCCAACTGCCTTTGCGCATGGGCAGCATACGATACTGGTGATGAAGTAGACGATGATTAGGAGGAAATGCAATGAAATATCGTAAGAAGCCGGTTGAAATTGAAGCTGTTCAGTTTGCTGACGATCCAGACACATTAATCAAGATCAACGATGTCCTTGGATTGGATCCGGTTAACGTGTCATATGAAGATCCGGATAACCCAGTTTTGAAGATTTCAACACTTGAAGGCGTTATGACCGCTCAAGTTGGCGATTACATCATCAAGGGCGTTCATGGCGAATTCTATCCGTGCAAGCCTGACATCTTTGAAGAAACTTACGAACCATCGGGTGTTCGGGTAGATGGTAAATTGCTTGCCGAAAAATTGGCGGTGCCGATCAAACACGAGCTTGATAAACGATCTAGAGACACACAACGCCGTAAAGGATTTTTGTAAGCCGCATATGCTTGCAAATGATTGGTATGTAGTGAAATAACAACGTGACCTGAGCATGTCCCTAAACTGCTCAAAAATAATAGCGTGAAGTGAAAGACGTGTGATCGTGGCTGGGCCTTATGGCGTGGCTGGGATCGTTAAGCACGTCTATTCGTTTTGGGCTAAATAGGAGGAACCATCATGGCAGAAGAAACACAAGCTCAAGAAGAAGTCGAGACAACCGAAGCCACCACTCAGGCACCAACCACATATACGCAGGCTCAGCTAGACAGTGAAGCCGATAAACGCGCAGCTAAGGCGCTGGAAACAGCTAAGGCTAAGTGGGAAGCAGAACAGGCTAAGGCGCTCGAAGATGCCAAGAGCGAAGGCGCACGGCTGGCTAAGATGTCGGCCGATGAGAAGGCACAAGAACTGGAAAAACAACGTCAAGCGGCCTTAGACAAGCGTGAAGCTGAACTGAATCAGCGCGAATTATCGACAAGTACGAAGTCATTACTAGTTGACAAAGGACTGCCAACTGACTTTGCTGGCTCTCTGGTCGCGTTGGGTGATGCTGACAAGATCAAGACGGCTGTTGAGAACATTCAGAAGACAATTCAGGAAACAGTCAACAAGCAGGTTGAATCTAAGCTGCAAACCGACCCACCTAAGAATGGT